AATGAATGTTGCACTTGGCTTCACTGGTAACAACAATCAGCGTTCAGCAGTACAGGCTGGCGATGAGCGTGTTATCAAGTCCCTGGCAGTATACGTGACCCCGTGGGGAACTGTAGAGTTTATGCCAAGCCGGGAGAACCGCGCGCGTGACGTCCTAATCATGCAGGACGATATGTGGGAAGTCGCAAGCTTGCGTCCAACCAAGAACGTTGCTTTGGCAAAAACTGGTGATAATACAACTCGCCAGGTTGTGACAGAGCTAACGCTTTGTGCTAAGAACGAGGCTGCTAACGGCGGCATCTTCGACAACACAACTTCCTAAAAGAAATGATGGGGTGGTTTTTATCACCCCATCTACCCCAAAAGTTTCGGAGCATGTAATGAAAGAAGTCATTGTAAATCGAATTAAGATAAAATGCAGCAAGGGCCGTATTGAAAAGGGCGAGAAAGTTATTTTGTCGGACGCAGAGATTCAAAAGATCACATGCCTACGACCAGACAGCGTTACAGTTTTGCGTGAGATCGTAGAACCTGCTAAAGTAGAAAAAACAAAACGGAAATCACGCAATGCAAAAAGCCGCTCATTCAACTAAAATTGCCGAAAAGTTTAGCTTTGAAGACGACAAGATCGTCGTCAAGAAAACTTTTGATATGTCCCACGTCCTCAAGGATGCGCAACACGCCCGTGAGGTCACACAGAACAGCTTTGGGTCAGACTATAAGCACGTAGGCAATGTGGACATGGGCCAGCTAGGTGTGTGGCTCAAAGAAGCTGGGGTCTCCTGGACAGACACAGCAGCCGTTAAGGACGTAATAAAAAGAAAGCTGATGAGTAACGAATTTAGTGCGCTTCGGGTCTGGGAAGGCACGTACTGAGATGGAAGTCTCTTCGCTCATAAATATTTGCCTGACAGCCGCTATCGGCGGGATAGGCTGGTGGCTCAAGGCGCAACACTCCGAGGTTGCAAGGCTTCAAATCCTTGTGAACAGGACACGCGAGGAGATGGCAAAAGAGTACGTTACGAAAGCCGACAGCACGGCTGTCATGGGCCAGATCGTTGCTCGTTTTGACCGGATAGAGGAAAAGATAGATCGTCTGATGGAGCGGTAGCTCATGGCGATTTTAGAAACTATAGCTGCTGCTAATGCTGCGTATTCAGTTATTCAGACCTGTCTTAAAAACGGATCTGAGGTAACAAATTTAGTTTCGCATGTTGGAAAGTTTCTCACCGCAGAAGATGAATTAAAAGAAGCAGTAAAGCGTAAGAAGTCTAGCCCAATTAGCGCTATCACTGGTGGGTCTGAAGGTGATTGGGAAGAGTTCCAAGCATTAGAAGATTTGAAACGTAAGCGCCAAGAACTTGAAAGCTGGTGTCGGTTGTACGGACCACCTGGCACTTGGGACAGATGGCAACAGTATCAAGCAGAGGCGCGTAAGGCTCGACGCGCAGCGGAGAAGCAGCGCCAGAAAGAACGAGAAGAAATGATTGAAGCCATGACCACAATTGTGTGCGGCTTCATTGCTATTGGTGCAACAGGCGCAGCGTTCTATTGGCTCGGTAGATTTATGGAGAAGTGGTGATGATCTGGGTGTTAGTGTGGTTTCACATAATCAACAATAACATTACGAGCTATGAGCTGGGACAGTTCGCGTCTGCAAGCGAATGCGCCAGAGCAAAAGACGCCGCAAAGGTTTTAATAACAGACAGCAAAACGATTACATATTGTTTTTCAGTTAATTCGGATATGGTAACAAAATAAAAGGGAACGACGATGCGTAAATTAGACAGTATTTTTATTCACTGTACAGCTACTCGCGCAGAGTGGTGGGCAGATCGCAGGCCAGAAGAGAAGGCGGCAGAGTGCAAGCTATGGCACTTAGACCGAGGATTTTCTGACGTGGGCTATAATTATTTCGTCGATAGAGACGGAACAGTCACAGAGGGGCGTCCGATTGAAAAGACGCCAGCAGCGCAAAAGGGACACAATACTGGTTCCGTAGCGATTTCACTGTGGGGTGGTCACGGCGGTGAGCAGCATGACAAATTTGAAGAACACTTCACAGCAGACCAAGATCGTGCGCTGCGTAAGCTGATCGCGCAACTGCGAATGGAATACCCGTCAATTACAAAAGTGCGTGGACACAACGAAGTTTCGGCAAAGCAGTGTCCTTGTTTCGGTGTATCCGAATGGCTGAACGGCGTTGAGGCAGTCAAAAAGCCAGCGCGCAAAAGCGTAGCACAAACCAAAACAATCCAGGCGTCTAGCGTCGCCAAAATAGCGTCCGTCGCAACTCCTCTGGTCGGTGTTGTAGGCGGGTTGCCGTGGCAAAATTTGGCAATCATGGGCGCGCTGGCAGTCGTGGCAATGGTCGCATTGGGCGTCATTGATATCGAGCGCTTAGGCAAATGGAATAAGGGCGACCGTTAATGTTTTTGTTTGCAAAATTGAAGATTTATGCGGCGCTGATCGGCGCTGCGTTAGTGGCAGTCGTGACTGTCTATTACCGTGGCCGGGCAGACGGCAGAGACACTTTAGAGTACGAAATCAAAGATGACCGTCTGGACAAACTGCTGACAGCAAAGGGGTTGCAGGATGAATTACAAGAAATGGATGATGATGATATCGCTGCCCGTGCTTCTAGCTGGGTGCGGAACGACAATCGCGGGTGACACATATTGTGATTTATCAAAGAGTATTATGTTTGGGGATCAGTCTGTAGTCGATGCGCTGGCGAAATCAGACCCAGCTCTATTACGCCAGATCGTGCAGCACAACGAAACGCGGCAGGCAATCTGCTCGGAATAAGAAGGTGACCAGCAGCAAGACACGCACAGGCCGTGCGGGGGAGCATTTTGTGGCGTACCTGATCGAAAGGTCTGGTTTGGAGGCTGCGAGGGTTGACGGCGCTTGTGATCTACACGTCACGCTCGACAGTGGTCGGGTTCTGCGTGTGGAGGTCAAGACAGCTACAAAACTGGCCGGTCACAAGTACAAATTTTACCATAGTAGCTTTGAGGCGGATATCTTTGCGCTGGTCGCTATACAAAACGACCAGCCGCTTGTTAGGTTTTTGGAGGAGAGCAACATGCCACGCTACTCTCTACACCGAGATGAGTTCACCCAAGAAAATCAGGATGCAGATTTGCAGTGGATAGCAAGCCTAGATTAAATTCTCTTGCCAGCTTTGCGTAGCTTTTCTGTAAATTCACGCAAATCTCGGACCGCAATATGCAGTTCGTTTGGGATTGAAGGTCGAGCTTTCATTCGATGACGCTCATCCTGCAACCTGTCAACTTGGCTGCGTAGGTATTTGAGAATTGCTTCGTCGGCGGGAGATATTTTTTTGTCAGACATTACAACACCACAGCGAAAACCAATATCGCGTAAAGCGTGAGCATTAAGCAAACCCCGCCCAAAACGTCACCAAAGACGCTATCTTCCATTTCGCGCAACATATCTCGCAGTTTATCAAACTTGTTCATTTTTGTTTACCTCGACTTCCTCAAAGAATGCGTCACGAACGATTTCTAAAATGTATTCTGAAACCGTTTCGCACTCACATTTGTGTGCATTAATAATCAGCCAATCTAGCTGTTCTTCGCTCAGTTGTTTAATAATATACGATATAGAGCCTAATCGCATGTGATTTTTAGTGCCATGCTTCAGCGGGTTCTTACGCTTCCGTCGCGGCACAACCCCGTTCTCTCGGCCCCTGCGCACAGCCGAATTGACCAAGGCAAACTTTACACCCAACTCCTGCGCGATAGCTGGAGCAGTCATGCCTGCCAAAGTCATTTTCCATATTTTTTCAGTTTGTGGCTTCCGCATATCAGGTTTCATTATCTGCCTCCAATTCCGCTAACTCCTTACGGGCGCGTGCTAGACTAGCTCCATCGACGGCTAGGTCAGCCGATACCCAGCTCGGCCTCACGCCCTGATACCGCTTCTCTAAGCGCTCTAGCGATTGCGCCATGAAGTCAATGTAACCCTTAAGGTCATCAATTCTTTGTTTGTTAGACATTCATTGCATTCCTCCTTTGCAAAGTTTGCGAAAAACTATTTGTGGCTTTATCGCAAACAACACACATAGCCTAATCCAACAAAAATCCTAATACAACCCCCTTGACGTACAATTTTTGTACTATATGCTCAAATAAACCAAAAGGAGATAGAAATGAAAAATCGCAAAGAAAGTCGAGTTGTGTTGACCGACGACCAACACGACGTTTTGACAGCCGCCGCAAAGCGAGCTGGCATGCCGCTCGCAACGTATCTGCGCTACTGCGCGATGCAAATTGCATTTCAGCAGCGTGTGACTTCAGAACATACTGTAAAGGCTTGATGATGCTGATTTATGGCATTGACCCAGGCTATACAGGAGCGATTACGCTCTACTGGCCTCAGACGGGTGACATTGAGGTGTTTGACATGCCGACAATGAAAAACGCCAAGGGCAAAACGATCCTAAACATGCACAGCATTTTAGATATCTTAGAGCCAGAGGGCGATGGGCCACGGGTTGCATATATTGAGCAAGTTGCCGCAATGAAGGGCCAAGGCGTGTCGTCTATGTTCAGATTTGGTGAGCAGTTTGGTGCGCTGCAAATGGCTCTGGCTGCAACCAAAACGCCAATGCACATGGTTACGCCGGCTACTTGGAAACGTCACTTTGGCCTCAGTAGAGACAAGGGTGTTGCGCGCAGCCTTGCGATGAACAGGTTTCCTGCCGAGGCTAGTCGGTTTGGCCGTGTAAAGGACGATGGACGCGCAGAGGCGACGTTGATTGCGCTATATGGAAAGGAAGTAAGCACATGAAAACTTACAACTACCGAGATGCATTTAATAAACATTTAGTGCATGATGAAAATCTTTTAGATTTTGAAACCATTATTGATGCGACAGACATTCGCTCTGATCTTTATTTTGCTAACTACGAAAAATCACCTTGGCATGTGCAAGCAGTCATAAACGGTTTCGAGGTAAATTTTTGGCCGCACACAATGAAAGCGCATGCACAAGGCTTCGGAACTAAAGCAGATCTGCACGCGATAATTGATATGGTACACAGCATTAAAGATGAAGAAGATTTTGAGGTGTTGGAATGAACGGATTTGAAAAACACGGCATCAAGCACCTATCCGCAAGCTCAATAAACCTCTGGTCGAACGCACCGGACGTGTGGGTAATGTCGTACCTCTTTAAGCAGCGAACCCCAATGGGGGCAGCTGCATGGAGGGGCATATGCTCGGAGGACGCAGTAGTTGCATCTCTGACAGGCGCACAGAGCCTCAGAGACGCCACTAAGAGTGCATTAGAGAAGTTCGACAAGCGCTTCATTATTGCAGACGAGAGAACCACCAAGGAGCGAGACGTGATCGCTCCGATGGTCGAGAATGCTGTAGAGGCTCTGAAGGGTTACGGCAAGCCAGAGTTTCCAGAAGAGGGCGGTCAAAACAAGATCAGCATTACGGCGAAAGGCGAGGGCTGGGAGATCCCTGTCATTGGCTACCTTGACCTTGTGTTCCCTGACCGTGGTTTGGTGATTGACCTCAAAACGACGAACAGAATGACAAAAGTGATGTCAGCAGAGCATCAGTTGCAGCGATGCATTTACGCGAAGGCGATGGGCAACTACGGCGTCAAGTTCCTGTACGTCAGCAAGGCTAAAACAGCGCTACTTGAGGACGGCGACGTAAACGAAACTTTGGCGAAATGTAAAGTTAAAATCGGTAGACTTGAAAGGTTTTTATCTTTCGTCAACGATGCGGAGACCGCAAGGGGTATCGTTCCAGTGAACCCAAACACGTTTTACTGGTCAGGCTCCGAGGCTCTCCGCGCTGAAATGTACGGCATGTAGCTGTGCGAACGCCCAATACCGGGCATAACACGTCAATTAGAAAGGCGACAACAATGTTTCAATTAGATTTAGGTTCCAGTGGTGGATCAGGCCCGTTTCTGGCATGGTCAGCAATCGGTACGCGAGATGGGAGCGTCCCAGCACGATCATTTTATATCCGCGATGGCGGTGAGAAAGTGCCGTATGATGCTTCGTCAGGTTTCATTATGGATATAGATGCGCTTAAAACGGGGTGGCAACATTCTGAGGGCGCAGTAGGTGTTGCACCGTCATGGAACTGGAACCCGTCAGTCAACCAAATGATGCAAAAACCGGGCGACGACTGGAAGAAAGGCTTCAGCGCTCCTTGTGCAACAGGTGGCGGTAAAACAGCCACTTGGGAGCAGGCAGGGGCGGCAGCGTGGCAGTCGCTTGAGGCACTTGCACCCCTTCTGAGCCAACGACCAGACGCAAAGAGTTTGCCCAAGTTAAAGCTGGCAGAAGCAAAGTTCGTGCAGTTTACAAAGGGCTCTACAGTGGTCCCACTTTTCAATGTGGAATGGGTTGAACGTCCTGACTGCCTCAAGGATGGCGTCGAGGCTGGCATTGCAATGCAGCCAGCAGCTCCAGCAGCAGCGCCAGCTCCAGCAGCGCCACCTTCTTCAGCGCAAGTTCCAGACGCGGAGTTTTAATAAATTTACTTGCTAATGTGGGCGGCGGGAGACTGCCGCTCATTGACATGCGGACGCATATAGCCGCATATAGTAACGACATAATGACGGGGGATTACACATGCTACTATCTGACATTGAGGTGGCGCAACTGTTGTCGGTATCACGCACGACAGTGTGGAGATGGCTGAAGGACATTGAGGGCTTTCCAGAACCACTAAAGATCGGCGGAGCAACACGCTGGCGTCGGGCTGATGTGGCTAAGTTCGTTTCTAGTCTTGCGAAGATTGACCAGAAGGTGAGCCAATGAAATACGGATCAGTATGCAGCGGCGTTGAGGCCGCAACAGCAGCTTGGCATCCGCTTGGTTGGGAACCTCAGTGGTTTAGCGAAATAGA